CGAGTCGTTTGGTGGTGAAAGAAGACCGCGGGAGAGAGTGGCGGTGGAACTCCCATCAAAAAAAAGACCGCCTACCTTTTTCTTAACTAGATCCATCTCCTCTGGAAGTCGATCTTGACGTGAAAAGTTACATCGCTTACACGCAGCGACTAGGTTATCTGGATCGTCTGACCCGCCTCTGGCTACTGGGATCACGTGATCGCACGTGTTGGCCTCTTGTCCACACCAGAAGCAGATCCAGCCATCGCGATTCAGTATCCGAATCCGTAGCTTCTTCCACTGTGTGGAGTTGCTCTTACGCTGTGAATGTAAAGTCATTAGTAATAGTTCCGTTCTTGATGGAAAGCCCAAGCCTTGCAGCTCGTACCATAACGATTCGTAATGTATTTAAGAGTAGCGTCTATCTGACGATAAGCGTCTAGATCTCGATAGTAAGTAGATCTCATCTGGCCTAGTCCGAAGTGACTACCGTTCTTCGCTAAGTAGTTCCATCGAGATTCTTTAGTGATGATCTTGTTAAAGCATTGGAACTCTTTATAGTTAATGATTCGACTATGTGCGTAGAGCTTTAGATGATCTACAGAATAGTTCTTAGCTGTTGCTTCTGGAATGCTTACTGTTAAGAGCAGAGCCGTAAGAGCATAGAGCTTGGCCGATAGCTGTATTCGCCTTAGCGAGCTATCCGCCACAGCGGCTCGCTTTAAGCGATAACAGCGTACCGACGATGTCAAGTTTAACAGTGTAACGAGCGTACTCTTGGGCGTTGCGCACACCCTGTGGATAACTTCTGTGGATAACTTCATGGCTTACCGCCCCAGCCTTTACCCTTAAACACGATTCCGCCAAGCGAGTAAACGCGCTTCATCGGGACAGTGCAATTCGGACAGTAAGGATCTCTGGCCAGTGTGTCTTCGATAGGGCGTTCTACTTCTAGCTCTTTACTACAGACTTCGCACCTAAACTCATAGATCGCCATTAGCTTCTCCGATCATCGCTACAGTCATAACCGAGCAGACAGAACACTGAATCGTCTTTACGTTAGGCGGCAGATTATCGGTAATTATTCGGATTAGCTGGATAGTTTCCTTCTTACACATTCGACAGTTAAAGCGTAGCTGTTCCATAGTTAGATCCTTTTAGATTCTCGATGGGCTGTAAGTTTTGCTGTGTAACCCACCATGTCGGCTGTTTAGAGTTACGGTATTTAGGCCGCTTGGCCATGACTACGGGAATCCAGCCCGCTAACCTGTAATTAGGCGATGTCCCAGTGACTAGGACGGCGACATCTGTGTTTCGATCATTCTCGTAGACTATTAGCTGACCGTTGTCGTATCGCGTCCACTTTACTTCGATAAAGCTTCCAACATCTGCCGTCTCCTTAAACTTAGAAGCTCTAGGATCGAAGCTGATAAAGCCTAAGAATCTAGCGACTAAAATCTCGGCGACTATTGACTCGGCTACCTGAGCCACGTATTCGTGAAAGCCCAGAGAACGGTCGTAGCGGCTGGAATGATCTGGCTGGCCGTAGATCTGGGCGATACGTTCTAGAGCTACAGTATGAGCTAGAACTTTATCCTCGATCGTAGGTTTAACCTTCATCTACAGTCACCACAGAGCCAGATTAGCTTCTCTCCCTTTTGTCCTTGGGTGTAGCCGAACGGATCTAACTTCTTCACCTTTTCGCAGCCGTCGCACTGTTCGACTTTGTATTCTGCAATTACTTCGCCATTCTGTAAAAGCTTGGCTGTCATAGATTGCGGATAAATAATCTCTATGTAATCGCTCATCTTTAGACCTGCGGCTTCCACTTACCATCGCTGGCCAAGACGTACCACAGCGGCGCGCACTGAGTAGCTTTAGTCTTTTCGACGCAGAACCAACCGCCCCAAGCTTTACCAGTTTTGGCCTCGCCAGTCTTAAAGATTCGATGGCCGTGGCTGCACTGTGGAGCTTCTGGCATTAACTCTCCGCCTAGCTGCTTCGCGATTTCGTCCATCGAAGATCCAAGGCTAGGAATGCCGCTCTGCTCTGCCTCTTCCGCTGTTTTGTAACTTGGCAATTCGCCGAACTTCTTAGACCAAGGATCGTAATCGTCTGCCGTTGAGTTCGCTACCTTCGCGCTAACTGTCTCGACTTTTTCCATGTCCTGACGTGTCGGACGCTTATCCGCTCCGAGTAGTAGACCAATAGCTCTTCCGATCGCGGACGTGACAGTATCTTCTACGAAGAACTTCTTCATGTTGACGTTATAAGTGGCCACGTTACCGAATGCGTAATCGGTAGCCGATGGCTGGAGATCTTCGTACTCGCGAAAGATCATGGCTTGGATAAGGACGTAACCCTTTTCGGCGTTAAAGTCCACGATGTTCGTTTGGACTCTAGCTGTAGGGTGTGTAGCCCATAGACGGGCAATTCTGGCCGCTACGTCTTCGTAATTGTCTAAGAAGCTCATTAGCGCACGTCCTTAGCTGCGTGACGTGATACAGCTCGACCGCGCCTAAAGCCTTCGCGCTGGCCTTCTTTATAACCGACTGAATAGCTCATGGCTGACCATAAGATCCCAGCTATTAACATCATTACGATAATCGATAATTCGTCCATTACTTGCTCCCGATACTGGGATCGACGTTCGCGCTCCCGATGTAAAGAGTGAAGCAAGAACGCGCTTAGGTCAAGATTCCCGCTTATCTGTCGGCGTGTCGATTGGTGTTTTCGGCTTGGACTTCAGTCCGTTACCGGCAAGAACTCCGCCTAGTGATCCAGTTAAGAAGATCGCGAGAGTCTTTAGAAGATCGATAAAAGCTGCGTCGTTCGGAGCTTGATTACCGATCGGCTGAGTAACGAAGATAAGAGCGTAAGTAATGCCAAGGGTAACGATTAAGAAGACAGCCGCTAAAGTCGAGCCGATGATAAGAATGAGAGTCGCGTGAACTTCTTCTGGACTACGGCGTCGGGCTGGGCTGTGGAGCTTCTTCTCCAAGGACATCGCTAGTACACGTTCCAGTCGGGATACATTGTGGCTCTTGGCATTCTGGAAGTTTCCAGTTTTCGTATTCTTGGCATTCATAGCGAATCCAACCCTGATAACCACACGCAGACAGGCCGACCGAAAGGACTAAGGCCAGACCTGCCGCGAGTAGTTTCCGAGTCACTTCCCCGATAACCCGAAAGCTGAGTCTTTAGGATTAAGCCAGCGCAGAACGACAGGCAGAACAGCGGCTAGACCAGCCATTCCGATCGCCTTGGGATCTGTAACTCCAGCCATGTAAACCGCAATAGCCGCAGCTAAGAAGCTACGCGCCCAGCTTGCTAATAGAGCTTTTAAGTTTTCCACTCTTCTTCTCCGTTTTCTTCGGCTTCGCTGCCGATTGAGTAGGTACTTCGACGATGGGATAATCGCCAGCATAAGCCACGAACTTAGGACGTCCGAAGCCTACGATCTCTTTACCGCTTAGATACTCGCGCTCTTTAATCATAACCATTCCGCCGTTGCGTTGATCGCCAGTTCCCGAAGTGTTACCTTCGATGGTTATCACTGACTTAAACTTAACTCCCACTACGATCCCAATGTGCGAAATGCGATCGACGCCATCATGCGGAAAATCCATGAATGCTAGATCGCCGATCTTAGGCTCTGCCACTACCCAGCGATTTACTTCTTTAAGCTTATGCGCTCCCGCAGCTGTAGAGACCATCGACGGAAGCTTTACTCCCGCTTGATGGAAGCACCAGTTAACGAAAGATCCGCACCATGGCAGACCATCGGCCTTAGTAAACTTTCCATACTTTGTAAGATTGTCGCCTTCTTCGATCGTTCCCACTTCTTTAAGTGCTACTTCGACGACTGCCGCAGCTGTTCCGATTGGGTAATTACTCATTTTCGATCCATTCTAAAGAAGATTCGTTCCAGTAATAACCTTTACCGTCTTCTGGATACGGTGTAGGCGGATTCCAGTTATAACTAGAATCTAAAGTCCATGATGGATAAGGCGAAGCGACGATAAATCGATCCGCGCTCGCGTCGTATGTGTCACCGATCGCCGCGAACTTACCGCGAATGTTGGCATTATAAGAAGTTTGTAACCAGATTCCATCAAGTTTAAGAACTTCTTTAATGTAATTTAAGCCATCTGATTCGTGTTCGTTATCAATTACAATAACTCGAATCACTTTATTAGAAGAATCTAATTCTGCGAAATGCGCCATTATTGCCACCAACCTAATCTAATAAATCCCGAAGCTCCATTACCGCCCGCAGCTGCCGACGCAGAAGCAGAAGCTCCACCGCCGCCCGATCCAGTGTTAGCCGTTGCGTTTAATCCTGCGTTAGTACCCGCTGTTTGTGCGCCACCATCTCCACCGCCAGAAGATCCCGCGTATCTTGGAGCAGAAGTAGCAGCTCCGCCACCGCCACCGCCACAAAATCCGTTATAACCGACTCCCGAAGCTGAAAGAACTGGCGTCGATGATGTCGAAGTTCCACCACCTGCGCCGCCTACTGTTCCAGTTCCGCCGAATCCACCTTGTTCATTCGATGCCGCGGCCGAAGAACCCATTCCGCCGCCACCACCGCCAGCGCGTTTTGCTCCGCCGCCACCACCGCCACAAGCACCTGAAAGCCCAGCTGGAGTCGCAGAACCACCACCGCCGCCACCTGCTACAGCTGTAATAGTTGTTAACGATCCAGCGAATACGCTAGAAGTTCCGTTAGAGCCTTGCGTTCCCGATGTAGTTCCGCCAGCTCCGCCGCCACCGATTGTAATCGTGACAGATTCGCCAGAAGTTACAGAAGCCCATCGCTTGTAATAAGCTCCGCCGCCACCACCGCCGCCGACTTTATCGGAAGCCGCAGCTACGCCACCGCCACCACCGCCGCCACCTGCGATCTCGACTTCTACTCCATAGACTCCCGATGGAACAGTCCAAGATCCGCTCGAAGTAAACTCCTGAATCTTCCACTGTAAAGTCATCGGGTATTTATTAACTGACATTACGCGATCTCCGTTCCGAACGCGCTAAAAGATAGATTCGCCGAAGACGCGTAAATGCGAACCACGTCGGCAGCTCCAAGAGTTAAACCTAAAGTTAAAGTAATAAATCCTTTACCCGATAAACTTATGTCATAAGCGATGTATTCTTTCGCGCTTAAAGTTGCTCCATTAACTGACACAGAGACGCGGAACGTGGCGTCTGTTGCCGCTTGATTGCATACTGTTAATGTCGAGACGATTGCCTGAGTAGCTGCCGGAACAGTATAAAGAGCCGTCGATGTTGTCGCGGCTGGATTTGACTGTCCTAGAACTTTATAAACAGTGGCCATGTTTTACGCTCCCATAAGTAGAAAAGGGTGGATAAGTGCTAAGACTTTAAGATCTATAGAATACACAGTCGCGTCGATTTCGTTACCTAGCGTTCTCATGTCGAGCGCGCCATTCTTCACGTAACCTGTGTTATCTGGCTCTGTCCAGCCATAATTAGGGCTAGTGGCCATCTTGTCTCCTATTCGTTAGTCGTATGTGTCCCATGTTACCGTAGCTCCTACGTCGTTCCATGTAAGCAAGGCTGGGACGTCCTGCCATCTTGTCGGCGTTACCGAATAGGCCACGTCCGAACTGTCGAAAGTAAGATTCATCTGGACTCGATTAATGCTAAAAGACCAGCCTTCTACGAATCCTTTATAGGTCGTGTTTTTAATCGGAATCGGAAGATTAAGAATCTCTATGGCTGTGTCCATCGAGATAGCCAAAAGAGCGTCTAAATCGCCGCTAGTTACGTCTGGCGAATCAAGCTGGATCGAGAACGATGATAAAGAAGTTCTAGGATAGGCGCGAAGAGTAATGTAGCGATCGGCTTGGGTTTGAGCTTCGGACATCTTTTCTAGCTCTGTATCGACTACTCCAGCCACGCTTCCATAAGTAGCTATAGAAGTAAGATCTTCGGCTGTTACTTCGGCGTTAGCTTTATAACTAAGGACGATCGAGTTCATAATGTCCGAGAGCGTCTTCTGGCTCTGGACGCTGTTAAAAAGAATGTAGTCTGTTGGAATGATTAAGTAACCATTATCGCGGGCTGAAATAAAGCGGCGAGATTCATTCGCGTAGCCGACTTCTCCCAGCGGAGTCTCATAAATGTACCCGAACGCTTGCTGAGCATAAAGAGCAGCTAAAGAATAAGCGTCGCTAGGCGAAGCGTCTCTGGCTGTAAACTCGTAAATCGCTGGAGTGTCTACAGTCTGGATCGTTACTCCTGCGTCTGTAAAGATTCGAGTCATGCGATCATCGTCGTACTCTTTCGGCCAGCTAGTCTCTCCGATTACTTTACGAGCCATCTCTGCGAAAGTTGAGATCGCCGAAATCGTCTGGATAGCTGCTAAGCCATTCTCGCCAGCTGCGGCGACTCTGTTTGATACATTCGAGATCTTGCCCGTAAAAAGAGTTACTGGATCTCCAGAAGAATCTTCGACTGTTATTACTACTTCGTGATTCATGTCGAAGCCGTAGTCTAAATTATTAAGATTTAAGATGTCGATAGAAGCATAACCCGCGCGGGCTTGCTCCCAGATAGTAGTCCGTCCGTACGAGATCGAGACATTCCAGAGCGACTCTTCTGTAAAATCTTCTCCGTCGATCGTTACTGTGGCGTTAGGCTGCCATGTCATGGAGCGACCAGTCTAGATCCGCCTAAGTTGCTAAAGCTTCCGTTAAGCGTTGCTTCTTTATTAAGTATGTTCGCGATCTGTCGCGCTACTCCGATCGGATCGATTGCTCCTGAGACGTTAATGTTTACAGTCGAGCCAGAAGACGCGAGTCGATTATTCGGAATGATAGAACCGTTATTAGTTGGGACGAATAACTCCGCTCCTTTTTCTCCTACTAAATAAGGACGATTCCCAGTTACAGACCCGCCAGCTGCGCGGGCTTCTATCTCTACATCGGACTGTCGAGATAGAGCTGCGAAAGCCGCGATTCCCGCGATTGTTGCCGCGCCTATTCCGATTCCTAAAAGTGGATTAAGAGCGAAGTAGCCAGCAATTCCAGCAAGGACAGAAGATGTCCTTAAAGCATTCATAGCCGAGACGATTAATTTAATCGCCGAGATCATAGAAGTAGCGAAAGCTGTTAACTTACCTACTACGAAGACAGTCGCTAACACACCGGCCAGAATCTTAATTTCGTCCTGAAATCTTATAACTGTCTCGATTATCTTTCTAATCTTTTCGCCGAAAGTTACAGCTCCATCTTGCGTCTCTTTAAGCGCGTCTTTTGCTCCTTCATCGCCAGTTAAACCAGCGACGAATCCCTGAATAGCGGGAACTACATTCTCCAGAACGTAAGTGGCTAATTCTGTGACTACGGGAAGAAGAGCAGCTCCGATAGATTCTTTTACTTCGTCTGTTGCGATAGTTAAAGACTTAAACTTTCCTTCGGCTGTTGAGGCTTCATTCTCGGAAAACCCTGCGTAAGTTTTGGCTAATTGTCCGACTGTTACGTCTAGGCTCTGACTCTTTAATGTTGTCGAATCGATACCAAGACCAAGACGACCTAAAGCTGTCGTGTTACCTTCATTCGCGCGAGCTAACGCGTTTGAGACAGTTTCTAAAGATTTTCCAGTGGCTGCGCTAATGTCTAAACTAAGAGTTAATAGTTTCTGGGCTTCGTCTACGTCCCCAGTGCTTCGAGCCAAGCGAGATAAAGCTGGACGAAGTTCGTCGTCTGTACGAGCTGAGGCGATAGATACTTTCGTGATGTAACGATCGATCCCGTCGACTTGGGCTTGGGTAGCGTCTGTCGTAGCTTTAAGAGTTTGAGCGAGCTTTTGCTGGGCGGCTTCATCGCTAGCGGCAGCTTTAACAGCTGAGACGGCGAAAGCTGTAACGGCCGCGCCCACAATAGCGAAAGCGGCGGCGGCTTTTTTACCGAAATCTGCCGCTCTTGCGCTAAAGCTTTCGACTTCGTCGGTCGCGCCTTTGACGCCTTTTTTAAGCTCGTCGAAGTCCGCGTCGAACGTTATCTTTACTTTTGGAATGCCCGCCATTAGTTAATCCCCAGTTTGTTAATTACTCCCTGAACTATGGCGATGTATTCTTTCGCCACTATCGGAGTGTAATAGTCGACGGCTGGAGTGATCCAGTAGCCACGCTTATTCCTTGGAGCGTTAAATCTATTGGTGTAATTACGACCCAGTGAATCCGTACCGCGACCGCTTCCGTATTCTGTTCCCCATAAAAGCGCGCCCGCTGGAGCTGCGTTCTGTCGAACTTTCGATCCTTTACCGCTCTTAGAAGCTTCTCCGCCGTATTTACGACCGACCTTTTTCGATCCGCCAATGTCTACTCGAATAAGTCGATCTCGTTTAGGAGTAATCGTCTGGGCTACGAGTTTAGTCTGCGGAGCTGGCGCACCTTGCGCGCTCATCATTAACTGACCAGCAAGACGCTTAGATAGTGGTAGAGCTTGATCGCGAATAGCATTCTGTGAATCTTTATCTAAAAGATTAAGAGTCTGAATGAGATTTTTAAGTTCGTAAGGCTCTACTTCGATAGAGAATACTCCGCGTTTACTTGCCATTACGTCGCTTCACTATCTCTAGAGCTGTAAGGACGTCGCTTTCGCTAGTCCATTCGCTCATCGGAATACCTGTGTGAATAGCCAGCTCTAGGACGGCTCTTCGGATACTTCCGACGCTGTGACTTTTGGGACTTTTGTTCCCATGTTATTAATACCCGTTACCGTATCTCTCCAGATTTCCCATGGAAGAACTTTTCCAGTGGATTCTCTTTTCATAGAACAGTAAGCGAGATAAATTAGATCTACAGCCCTAAAAGGCTTTTTATCTAATTCCGTAACTGATCGATCGAAGTCTTCTTCCCATCGACCCATCTCGGGAAGCCCAGCTACGTAAGTGGCTGAGCTGCCCGATCTGAATGTAATTTCTAAAGTTAGTTCCATGCTCCCGATTTCCTATCTCTTAGCTAAATGTCTCTGTAGGTGTTCCTACGACTGTAAAGCTCATGCTAACAGTCTGAGCGTCTGGCGATGTTCCGCCCACGCTTGGAAAGATTGGTAGCACGTTAAACGTGAAGACTGCGCCTGTTACAGCTGTAAGCGATACCGCTAGAGCTGTGTTAGGAGCTGTTTCCGCAGCTGCCCATAGAGCTTCGCAGAGTGAATCCGCTGCGCCCCAGTCGGCAAGCATTTCGACGTCGAAAGTCCATTGGGAATCGACGGACTTATAAGCCTTAGAATAAAGTGTGTTATAAGTTTCGATAGTGACGTCGGCTGAAAGCGTCGCGCTTGTAGCTTGTTCGTCGTAGTTCTTAGTCGCGATCGTCATAGCGAGATCGCGTCCAGTAATGACGGTCGTGGCCATTGTTTCTCCTTAGTTAGTTTGTGTGTAATAGGTCGACAGCTGAATCTCGCAAGCAAGAATCTCCGACGCTCCTATGTTTAACGGAATCGGATTCGATACGTCTCCGACTTCATACCCTGACGGCACAGCCGCCAGAATGCTAATTACGAGCTTCTCGATGTTATCGAGCGCGCTCTGATTATCGTAGATCGCTACGCCTACGGTCATGATTAGATTTACTTTTACTTTTACGTTTCCTTTACCTAAGAAGCTTGGCTCTAGGTAGGGCGTGTTCGGCACGACCGCCGCGAACGGAACGATGGGCGACTCTGGAACGGAATCGTAAGTGTTAGCCGCTACTCCTTGGATTGCTGTCTTTAATGGAGTGCGGACGCTAGTTAAGATCGAGCTGGCTGGCATTATCCGACCATCGTGTCGACGTCGATGTAATTACCAAGAAGACCGATAACACGATTTAGCAAGCTTCGACCCATGCGATAAGGCGAAGTAGCGAAATCGATTCCCTCGATCTGACCGCCCGCGGCTGTGCGAGACTGGAAGACTTCGATAGATACGGCGTAGATGGCGGACTCGATCGACGCATTTCCGACGTAGAGAGTCGCAGCTGAATAACCGCTAAGAGTTGCTGTTCCGTTTGGAATAATCTGGCGACGAGTTACGTCTGCGCTCGTAAGAGCTGCGGAGAACGAACTGTCTGTAATCTCTGTAAGAGTGTGAGTAGCTGTAAACGGAGCTGGAAGACCAGTTACGACGATCGACTGTCCGACGACGAAAGTGTGAACGCGTCGAGTGTAGAAGATTGCTACATTATCTTTTAATTCGTACTCGATTACAGCCGTTGAGTTCTGAATAAGCAGCGGGAGAATCGCCTGTTCTGCGGTGTCGATTATGTCGTTTAGATAATTGTCATCGTAGAGAGAAGAGCTAACGCCTAGGACGGATCGCAGCTGTGACGCTGTAATAATTGCTGGCATTAGCTCTTCCCTTCTACTACTCGGCTAGCTCGGGAGCGAACTAGCCGATGATTGATTTATTCGGATTACGCCTTGTTATTCTTAAACGCGCCAGCTGCGATCTTGGTCGCTAGTGCGCCGTAACCGTAGTAGCCGACAGTAATCTGGCCAGAAGCGATTACGTCCGCGCGTAGGCGGAAAGTAGGCCCTTCGTACCATGTGTAAGCGTCTGGGTTAACGACTAGAAGAGTTCCGTCGCCATCGCCCGCGTTAGTTGGATCTACGAATAGATCTAGTCCCGCGACGTTTCCGATGAGTGAATCTGGACGAACTACGCCGCCCGCGTTCATTGGCTGTGAAGCGTTATAGATTGGACGTCCTGAATCGTTAAGAGTCATTAGGTTTGCCCATTGACCAGTCGACGCGATAAGTGATTTAGCGAATGGACGTGGAAGTCCAGCTGTAGCTGCATAAACAGAAGCAGCACCGCGTGAGATAATTCCAAGAAGCTCGGCGGCTGTTGGATAAGTTGCGACTGTAGTCGCGTCTGTCGTTGAGCCTGAAATTAGAAGACCGTTAACGTAAGCATTCTCGGCCTTAGCCTTGGCTGCTGCCATGTTACGGATTAGTTCATCGAAGAACGCTGGAGAAGTACGATCCAAGAGTTCCACGCTGAAAGTCTGCTGTCCCGCGAACTTCTTAACGTCTACAGTGATAAAAGCTGAGTTCTGATCTGTATCTGACGGAGTTCCTTCTTCGGCTGTTACTGCCACAGTAGGAGCTTGCGTGATCTTAGGGATCTCGAAAGTCATGCCCGCGTCTGGAAGAGTTCCGCGAGAGATTGCGTCGATTGATGGTCGGATAGTTGTAGATAGTCCGTTAACTACTTCTGCCATCTGGCGTGTAGGTACTAGACCAGCGTTATCTGTTGTGTTATCGGCTGCGAGAACGTACTGGCGAGCTTGATCGTCGCCCATCGCTGCGCGAATGGTGTTTTCTACGTACTTAGCAGCTGTGAACTCTAAGCGTGGCTTTGTAAATGATCCGCCTACGATTGGCTTCGCTGCGGCTGTTGTTGACTGAGCAGCTTCGACCGTCTCGACGGTTTCCGCGTTTGTGACGGTGTTGTCCACTTCGTCTCCTTCTGTTGTTGGTGTTACTT